TTTAGACAAGTTTATGATAATGCAACGCAATATCGTGTAGGCGATGGTGTTACCCATGGTGGTAAAGTATATATTTGTATACTAGATGCACAAGGACAAACCCCTCCGAATGCAACATACTGGAGTCAGTTTGCAGATGGTATACAATGGGAAGGTGATTTTGATGGTGCAAAAGGATATCAAAAGAATGATCTTGTCAAGTACGGTTCACAGGTCTATATTGCAAAACAAGATACTACAGCAAATCTTCCTACACTGACAACTTATTGGGATAAGTTTGTTGAAGGCATAAGTGCAGAAGGTGTTTACAATTCTGGAACTGCTTATCAGCCAGGAGATTTGGTAGCATATGGAGCCAATATCTATCGTTGTATAGCAAATAGTACAGGTAATCTTCCTACTAATACTGTATATTTTGAGAATTTTTTAAGTGGTAATGATTTCCAAGGAGTATGGAATAGCGGTACAGCTTATTTGATTGGACAGACTGTTCGTTACGGTGGTAATGTTTATAAAGCATTGCAAGATAATACAGGTCAACAACCTGATACTCAAGTAGCTCAATGGCAAGCATTTAGCACAGGTGTAAATTCTAGAGGTGATTGGTCAACTGCAACTGACTACGCTATAAATGATGTTGTTATCTATGGCGGTAACTCATATATTGTATTAGAAGGACATACTTCAGGAACTTTTGCAACAGATTTAGCCGCAGGCAAATGGCAAAAATTTAATAGTGGCATACGTTACATGGGTAACTGGACCACAGCTACAGCATATCTAAAAGATGATATCGTAAAACAAAGTGTTAGTACATATATTTGTCTAGTAGATCACACAGCAGGCGCAGACTTTTTTGTAGATTTAAACACAAACAATTATTGGGAAGAATTTGTTGCAGGTGCTAGTTATGTGCTTCCAAACACGGCTGGCAATGCAGGTAAGTATCTACAAACACCAGATGGGTCAACATACAGTTGGCAGTTTGCAGGTGCAAATGATAAAATTTATTATGTAGCAGAAGATTCCACCAGTAGTGCTGATGATGTAAATCATGGACAAGCAATTGACTATGCTTTTGCAAGTGTAAAATATGCTTGTGAATATATTGCGGCAGATACGGTAAACAGAACACCAGCTACAATCTTTATCAAAGACGGAACATATAATGAAGTTCTTCCAATTACAGTACCAGCTAATGTTACTATTGTTGGAGATGGACAACGTAACTGTATTATTCAACCAGCGGCTGGTAACGGTGATAACGGAATACCAAACGAGAATGAAACAATGTTTTACCTTGACAGTGGTGTAATGATCGAAGGTATTTTGATGAAAGGTTTAACTGGATTTAGTCTTGGTACAACCACACCAACAGATCCAAATGATGCAACTATTGGTGGTGTATATTTGAGACTTAAACCAGGTGCAACAATACTGAAATCACCATACATTAAAGAATCTAGTGCTTTCTCAACAGGTGGTGTAGGTGCTATCATTGATGGATCAGTTGTTGCTTCAGGCACAGCCGGCAGTATGGTTTTTCACACATACACCCAAGTACATGACGGTGGTATAGGTTTTTGGGTAAAAGATTATGGATTAAGTGAGATTGTTTCTTGCTTTACATACTATTGTGACATGGGCTATGTATGTACAGGCGGTGGTAAGATTCGTGCATTGAATGGTAATAACAGTTATGGTACATATGGTGCTATCAGTATTGGCTTTGATGCAAATGAAGTACCACTGAGTGGTTACATGTACGGTGATACAGTTGAGTATCAAGCAAGTACACTTAACACACCAGATGGATTTACAGTAGGAGACGTAATTACAATTGGCACTGACACAAGCGTAGCAGTTTCAAGTGTATCAAATGAACAACAATGTACAGTTGTAACAAGTGGTGCTCATGGACTTGCAGAAGGTGATATGATTGCATTCAGTGGTGTTACTCCTGTAGCATGGCAAGAACTACTAGGAAGTCATGGTACAGCAAGCATGTACAACAGAACTTGGTATGCAGATGTAGTTGATTCAACTACATTTAGAATATGTACCAATGCAGATTTAACAAATTATTTTGATACAAGGAATGTTGCAGGCTGGGGTGTAGTAACAGAAACAATATCTGATGCTACAAGAGCCAATCCAGTTGTTGTAACAATGACAGGGCATGGATATTCAAACGGAGATTTAGTACAAAATATAAGTGGTGTTGTTGGTATGACACAGTTGAACGGAAACAGCTATTATGCAAACAATGTTACAGCTAATACAGTTGAACTTTATACAGATGCAGGATTAACAACGACACTAGACGGTACAGGATTTAGTGCCTATGTAAGTGGTGGTACTGCTGAAAGAGTGCTAACAGGCACAGCATTTGGTGGTGGTAACATACTTAAATTTAAAACAACATCAACAGTTGCAAATATTCAAACAAATTTAAATCCAGCAACCAAACATAGACTGGTACTCAATGACATTCAAAGAGGATATACAGGACAATCAATTAAAGTTCACGTACAAAATGACGGCTCTGGCAACAAATTTTGGTTTGATGGGCAAGAATTGCCAACATTAAAGATGGATACAAAGCATAGAATGTATATCTTTGAGCAAAATGATTTAAGTAACAATAATCATCCATTGTATTTTAGTACTACGCCAGATGGAACACACAACGGTGGAACAGAATATAATCCAACAAAAGATGCCGCAACAGGGCTATCAGGTAATGCTGTAGAATATTATTTAGATGGGGTCTTGCAGGCAAACTTAGCCGCATACAATACAGGATTCAATGCCGCGACACAAAGAGAAGTTCGGGTAGTAGGTGCTACAGCTGACTTGTATGCAGTTTGTGTAAATCATCCTGGAATGGGTGGCACAACTCCATATACATCAAGTAATGGAGTATATGATCCAGCTACAGGTGTTTTAGTTTTAACAATTGGATCACACAATTTAGTAGCAGGTGATTTTGTACACATTGATACTGACAGTATTACTTTTACTTGTACACAAGATAGTAATGCAACAAATCATACATATCCGAGAAGCAGTGATCCTGCAAATACAAGTTGGTATGTTAAAATTATTGATGTTGCGGCAACAACAATTACAGTAAATGTTGGAGCTTCGCCTGTTGGACAGCAATATGCACACACTTATATTAGTTCAACCGCTAATAATATTAGCTCAACACATCAGAATATTGTAATTGATTATACAACTACAACACAACACAGTACAGCAGATGCATTCAGAGAAAGATTTACAGGTGTAACCAGATATCCATATGCTAATAACTCAACCATCACTGCACAAGATGGTCAGAGTGCCGACCTTGTTAATACAGGAAATGCAAACCAAGGTCAATTTGGATTTGCATTAGTTCTAGCTGGACTTCCAGAAGAACCTAGAGCAGGTGCTAGTATCGAGTTTATAACTGGTCATACATATAATCCTACTGATAATTCAGATATTACAGAAGCTCCTAGATATGGTGCTGATTCATTAACGTATATCATTACCGCAGTTACTGGTTTTAACCAAACACAAGACCCAGTACTTAAAGGTACCTGTACTGTTACACTAGCTACAGAAAAACAAAATACAAGTGCAACTTATTATGGACAAAAATTTAAAATTAGATACGGTTATAGCCAAGTACGATTAACAGGACATGACTTCTTGAGTATTGGTACTGGTGGTAGAACAACAACCAACTATCCAGGTGAACCAACTCAAGCGGCTTCACAAGGTAACGAAGTGACAGAGACATATCCAGGTCGTGTTTATTATGTAAGCACAGACCAAGATGGTAATTTTAGAGTTGGTAGTTATTTTAGAGTTGACCAAGCTACAGGTAGAGCTACATTGGATGCAAGTGCATTTGATCTAGCAGGTCTTACAAGTTTGAGATTGGGTAGTATTGGTGCTCAATTAGGTGAAAGTATCAATGAATTTAGTAGTGATGGAACATTAAGTGGTAACAGTAACACCGCTGTTCCGACAGAACAAGCTGTTAAAACTTATGTTGATGGTGTAACTGGTGCCAACATAACAACTATTGGTACAGTAACAAGCGGTACACTAGGAGATGGTGCGGCAATCAGTACAGTAACAACAAATTTGGGTAGTGATGCAACAGGAGATGTATACTATAGAAACGCAAGTGGAAAACTAACAAGACTAGGTATTGGTTCAGCTGAACAATCATTAACAGTCAGCGGTAGTGGAATACCAGAATGGGCAGATGCTTCAGGTGGATACCAATATGAAGTTAAGACTGCAAACTTTAACGCGGTTAAAGGAAAAGCATATCTAGTAGATACTAGCAGTTCCGTTCAAGCAACCTTACCAGCAAGTCCGAGTGTAGGAGACTTCTTGATGATAATTGACGCTACTGGTTCAGCGGATACCAATAAGATTACAGTAGCTAGAAACGGTAATATAATACACGGTAAAGAAGAAGATTTAGAGATTGATTACAGTGAAACTGCACTAGAGCTTGTGTATATGGATGCTACAAATGGTTGGCGTATTACCAATTTGGTATAATATTTAGAATTGTATAAATAAGTATAACAAAGGATTAAGGAAAGAAAATGGCAAGTATTAAAGATTTTTTCGGAGCTGGTACTGGCATAACAATGGACAGAGTTACTCACGGAACTGCTGGTCAGCTATATACATGGTCTTGTTGCGGTGCATGTTGCTACTGTATTCCAAACAGTGCTACAACTTGGACAAATGAGTTATGGGGCATGGGCGGCGGCGGTGCTAATAGCTGTTGTTGTGAATGGGGTTGCCGAGGAGGCGGCGGAGCCAACTACGGTGTAATGCAATGGAGCCCATGGAGTTGTGGTAGTAGTATAACAACTTGTTTCTGTGCATGTGCATGTTATTGTAGTTCTTACAGTAGTGATGGTTCACCAGGACAATTTAGTAGAATTGATGATTGTTCAGGTCCTAGATGTACTTGCATAGGCGGTGGACAAGGAGGATGTTCATGTTGTAACTATGGTGGTACACCAAGTTATATGCAAAGTATAAACGAAGAATATGATTTTAATGCAGGTGGCGGCGGTGCCGGAACTGCTGGTTCAGGTACAAGTGCTACGGGTTGGCAGAATACAAATACAACCATGCAACAAGGTGGACAAGATCAATTTGGTAATCCATTTCAAAATTTCGCAGGCGGAGGATCTAACGGTAACAGTGGAAGTGCAGTAGATACTTTTTTCGCTCCAAATAATACTTGCTGTAGTTCAGGTTGTGCGGCATCAGGAACAAGTAATGCCAATGAAACGTTTATTAGTAGACGAGGAGCATTGGGATTTAGTAGATTAGGTGGAACATGTAATATAAGTTGCACTAGAGGTGGCGGAGGAGCCAGTTATGCTGGTGGTTTCCAAAACGAATGTTGTGCGGCAAATGGACAATGGGCATATTGTGGATGTAACGGATTTACCCCAGGAGGTGGTGCAACAACCGGCGGTGCTTGTGGTGGCGGATGTTGTTTTGGCGGATGCGGTTCACAAGGCGTTATTTTAATAAGTTACGATACCTAGGAGAGAATAGAAATGGCAACAAGTTTTACATATAAAAGCAGAAAACAATACTTGAATCCTAGTGTTGAAGCAGATGATTTGAAAGATGTTACGGGTAGTTATGTAGGTCCAAATCAAATTTTGATTAATATTTTACCTGACGGAACCTACGATATCAGTAGAGTACCTGCAGATGATGAAGATTTAGATATTAGCAGTGTAGATGATATTGATCAAACTGCACCAGAAGGCGGTACATGGCATATCCTAGATAAAGATAATGCAGATGATATTATTCTTATGGATATGATGATGGACTGTCGAGGACATACTAACGAATGGCAAACAACTACAATAAAAGAAATTACATTGTCAGACGGTAGCACATATACAATGCAGTATAGAAATCCTGTAAATGACAATACAAGACATACTTTTGCATATGAAAACACAACCATTGATTCAGATGGTAAAATTAATTTTGTAAGAACTGAGCAATGGGCAACTACAGAAAGTATCCAAACTTCTGCTGAAATTTACATGGAACAATATAGAAAGTTGTATGATAATGCAGTAAGTGATACTGCAAAACAAAAGTATAAAAATCTATTAGAAATTTACGAAATTATTGATACTGATTTAGCAATAACACATCCTAGACTGAATGAAATTGAATTTCCTGATTTAGTTAGTTTGGCTAGAGGAAAAACCTACGCAGATTAGTAGTTGACAACCAAGCATATATAGTATATCATAATACTGAAAAACTATATAAATGAGGTCACATGAAAAAACATACAGCCTTTTTCTTAAATGGCGGCGCTGGAAGAGTACTGTGTGCCATACCAGCACTCGAACTTTATCATAAAGAAAATCCAGAAGACGATTTTATTGTAATATTAGAGTCATGGTTTGACCTAGTAAGAGGCCATCCGTTATTGCACAAGCGTTCATTTACAATGGACGTTCCTAATTTATTTGAAGAAAAAATCAAACACAGAAAATGTGTTAGCACTGAACCATACAGAATATGGGAATATTACAATCAGCAGTGTAGTCTAGCTCAAGCATACGACATAGAAATCAACAACAAAGGTATACGAGAAGTTCCTTTGCCCAGCATGTATTTGAGTAGCAATGAAGAAGTAAATGCATATCATCTTGTAGCTGATGTGAAAGAAAAAACTAAAAAAGACAAAGCATTAGTACTACAACCTTTTGGTAGAGGTGCAGTTGAACAAAAAGGTTATGTGCATGATAGTGGTGGAAGAAGTTTAGATATAATGGATACTGTGGAACTTGTAAAAAAATTGCAAAAAAATGATTATGCAGTGATTCTTATGTCCGAGTTTGCAATGGATTGGAAATCCAGAGGTTGTCCTGATCCAGTTGGAACACCTAAATTAGAACTAAGACAGTGGGCAAGTGTAATTGATGCGGCAGATCATTTTGTTGGTATAGACAGCGTCGGACAACATATGGCAGTAGCAACCAAAACAACCAGTACAGTTATTATAGGAAGTACTTACCCAATTAATACAAGTTATCCTGATAACAGTAAAGTTGATATAATTGATTATGATGAAGATAAAAGAATGTATAGTCCAATTAGACTAACGTATGATGATCATGTAGAACGTAATAATGATAGATGTTTAACTTTTAAAGACAAGTACAAGTGCATTGATAGAATTGTTAAATCTGTCAAAACAATGACCGGAGTAAAAGCAAAGAAATGAACGAACAAAAAGATACATGGATATTAGGACTTACCAGAGGACACAACGCAGGTGTCTGTTTGCTTAAAAATGGCAAAATTGTATTTTGCACAGAAGAAGAACGTTATACAAGGAAAAAATATGACGGAGCACCTTATAGAAGTATAATAGAAGTTTTAAAATACACTGACAAATTAGATGCAGTTGGATTTGCACATACACAGCCTGCTCGTGTAGGTTCAGGAGAAGATTCGAGAACAGAATTTACTGGAGAAAATGTTTATGCTGGTCTTTTAAGAAAACTAGGACTTATTGAAAATACGACATATGATGTTGATATTGCTGACGAACATCCGCAAATTACAGATTATGGTATGGAGCATCATAAATTACATGCCTTTACCGCTTTTAGTAAAAGTGATTTTGATGAAGCCGCAATTTTAATTGTTGATGGTGCTGGTAGCTTTTTACCTATTAAAGATGGAATAGGTCCAAATGGTGGAAAGAACACAATAGGATGGGAAGTAGAAACAATATTCAAAGGTAATAAGGAAGCAAAAAATCCTATAATAACAAAGTTTAAATGTCTTGGATCGAGAGATCCGATTATATCATCTACATTTGAATCTGAGGCTACTGGATTTATGAGAAGAGAAGGTCTTAACGATCATAAAGCATATCTCAACGATCATGCAGGTACTGTTAAAATATATGAGGCTGTAACTGAATTTTGTGGTTGGCAAGCCATTGAAGCAGGAAAAACAATGGGACTATCTCCATATGGAAAACCAAATGATAAAATAGATCCTTTGTACATGGATAAACAAAGCAAGTATTGGCCCACGTCTAATAGAAATATTGTTGTGCCTAATTATCCCAATGGTGCATTTATAAATCAAAATCTTATCAAAGATTATGCTGATGTTAATGTAGCAGAAGGAAAGTATCATTATGATCATCAGTTAGCAAAAGATTTAGCATATGCAGTACAAACTGAAACACAGGAACAAATGTTGGAAATGATAATAAAAGCATCTGAAATGTGTGATAGTAAAAACGTAGTAATATCAGGTGGATATGGTTTAAATTGTGTAGCAAATTACTTTTACTTAGACAAATTAAATGAGTTAGGAATAAAACTTTATGTAGAACCTATTAGCAATGATGCTGGTACAGCCATTGGAGCGGCATTGTTTGCCCATTTAGAACACACAGAAAAATTTATAGATTTAGATAAAAATATTTACTTGGGTCAAACCTACAATTATACAACAGATGATATGGATAAGGTGTGTAATCTATACGAAGCAAAAATTAAAGATGCTTCAAAAGAGGATATTGTTAAATTAATCAAGGATAGAAACATTGTAACTATATTTCAAGGTGGTTGTGAAAACGGACCAAGAGCATTAGGAAACAGAAGTATACTATACGATCCAACAGATCCTAACGGTAAAGATCATGTTAATAAAATTAAAAAGAGAGAATATTTCAGACCTTTTGCAGGTACTATACTCAAAGAACATGTACACGAATGGTTCGATTTAAAAGGTATGGAAGATACCCCACACATGATGTATGCGGTAAATTGTCAGCCTGGAATTGAAGATAAAATACCAAGTATTATACATGTGGACGGAACATGTAGGATACAAACTGTTACTGAAGAAGAAAATGCCAACTATTATAACTTGATTAAAGAATGGTACAAGCAGACAGATTGTCCAATTATTTTTAACACAAGTTTTAACTTAGGTGGAGAGCCATTGGTAGAAACATTAGATGATGCAGTAAGAACACTAGCAAATAGTGATATTGAGTATTTGTATTTGCCTGAATACGGAAAACTAATTAAAGTGGACAACAAATGAGCAAAGATCCTAGAGAAATAAACGGACCGGTGTGGACTGATCCCACGCCCTATGAAGTTTTTGCCAAAGAATATGAAAATCCAAAACATATACACCCAGACAATCCGGATCCTAAATTTAAAAAGTATCATTGGACTGAGTTAAAATGGGATGAACGTGAGGAAGGACCTCCTTGGGATAAAGATTGGTTTAGTCCTGTAGATATATTATTTGACGGATTCATAAACAATTATTATAGACAGATGTATATTGACCAACACACAATATCAGATTGTGAATGGGCTAAGAAATATCCTGAACATGCAGAAGAATATGTTTTTGAAGAAGACATTAATAAGATGAAAAATCATATGATTTATTTGTTAGAACAGGATATAGTTTACACTGATATAGGCGGAATAGAACCTGACAGTAAAGAAAATGAACATATTGATCTACCAGGTAGTGACCTAAGAATAAATCAACCTCCGCAAACTGTCAAAAGTCAAGTAATTACTTTGCGACATGATTTGATACCTCATGGAGATAATAATCCTAAAAATAATATATATGATAGTGATCCATGGATGTTTGCTTTCGACAATGATAGACAAGAATGGAGACATTTTAACATAAGGAGAATTCATCACATGTGGAACATGCATTTAAGATACTGGTATCCGGATCAACTTTGGATTATGGATAAGTTGACAAGATTTACAGCTAAAGTCACATATAAAATTGATCCTAAAATTGATAGTAGACCAGATGAGTTCGATGATCCTAATCTAGTAAGAAATGTATTAGTTACACTAATGCCTGATAAAATACCACATGAACCCGAATGGGATAAGGTACATTGGGAACCATACAATCTAAGATATAAGCGAGATAACAAAGTTGTATTATGGAATATAGATAAACAGGAATGGTTAACTTTAACATTGGATCAACTGTATGATATGAAAATAGATGAAGATAAAACACCGCCTCCGCCTGAAGAATCAGAAGATTTTGATCCTACAACTATAGATGGTCATCCAAAAGGACCAAAAAAACCAGAGTTTCAAAACAAAGATTAAACTTCTGGAAATAAACAATCCTGTATAAAATGTTTTACATCATTTGGATCTAGTCCAAGTGTTTCCATTACTCTTGGTGTATGGGGGTTTTGTTTTTGATAATGACAGTATCTATTCTGTTGATCCTTTATTAAGGAAGTATTGTAATTAGTATTAGTATATTTTGGTAATTCTTCAAAATACATATCTAGATTATCTAATGCAACCTGAACAACTTGATCCATTTCTTCAGCAGTGTTTACATTACCTACAGCTACCATATTACCTGAAAATATTGCTTTAGCCCAGTCTGGTAATTCACGTTCTTTACGCCATTCTAAATGTTGCACACAATCTCTAAACAAGTTACACATAGGATGATTCCAATCTACGGTAGGTGAATAGTCATGGAAAGCACCAGTAACTTTCTTTTTACCTGCAATAATATCAAATCCGTATATAGGTGCATCGTTATCAAAGTTAGGAAACACGCAAATATGAGTCATGTACAAGCCCTTTGTAGCTCTAGCATCAACACTGTCTATATGAGCTCGTCTAAAATGTTCACCTTTGAATACTCTGTTTAGCCAATCAAACTCAGGATCATCGAATTGTTCTTCTCCTAAACTAGCACACTTTTCAATTATCTTTTGTTCACATGCTATAAGTTTATCCCATATTTCGCTCATAATACTTCCTCTAATCGTTCTGCAAGATCTGAAATCATTGCGTTACTGTGCATTGGCGTTGGTGCAAATCTCAGACGTTCGGTGCCTTCTGGTACTGTTGGATAGTTAATAGGCTGTACATAAATGTTGTGATCATTTAACAGTGTGTCGCTTATTTGTTTACAACGTACTGCATTGCCTATCAGCACTGGAACAATATGTGTTTCATTTTCGATCATGTTTATATTTTTGTGTCTAAGTATTTTCTTCAATCTATTAGCACGATTTTGATGTTGTTGTCTTAATTCAACACCATGTTCACTACGCAAATATTTTATACTGCTTAATGCTCCGGCACATATCACTGGACTCATACTTGTAGTAAAAATAAAGCCACTTGCTACACTTCTAATTGCATCTATGGCAACATCATCTCCTGCAACATATCCACCTTGGCAACCAAATGCTTTACCCAATGTGCCATTTACAAAATCTATTTTGTCCTGTAATCCTAGTAGTTCTAAATAACCTGCACCTGTATCACCGTATAGACCAACAGCATGTACTTCATCACAATAAGTTATAGCTTGATATTCTTCAGCAAGGTCAATTATTTCTTTTGCTTTGCTGGTATATCCATCCATACTGTATACACTTTCAAACACAATACAGGCTGTACCTTCTACTTGTGCTAGTGCTTGTTCTAAACTATCCATGTCGTTGTGTTCAAATATGTGTTTTGGTGCACCACTATGTCTGATACCCTGTATAAGACTTGCATGATTCTTGCTGTCACTTACAAATTCAATATCATTTATAATTTTACTGAGTGCTATAAGTGTCCATTCGTTGGCAACATATGCACTGGAGTATAACAAAGACGACGGTTTATTGTGTAATTTCGACAGTTCGTGTTCTAATGCAACATGGTAATGACTAGTACCGCCAATGTTTCTTGTGCCACCACTACCTGCTCCTGTCTGATCCAATGCAGTATGCATTGCGTCTAACACAACTTTGTGTTGACCCATGCCCAAGTAATCGTTGCTACACCAATTAACAATATTTTTAATATTGTAAGGCCCGTAGTAAATTGCCTGTGGATATTCTCCACGTTCTCTGAGTATGTCATTGAATACTCTATAATTACCACTACCTTTCAGATTGGTTATTACGTTCTGAAATCTGTCTTTGTCTATCATGATATTCGTTGTACATCTCTTTATCTAAATATGTATATGAACCAAACCATGTGCCTAACGTAAAAAAGCCCATTTTATGAAACTCATTTGTAGCTTCGTTGTAATCTTTGATCCATTCCTTAATGTACTTTAACATAGTTATATTTATAGTTAATCTTGACACGAAAGATTTTTTACTATATACTAGTACAAAATAGGAGTCAACAATGCATATCGTCACGGGTGCGGCTGGGTTTATAGGCAGTAATCTAGTTGCACATCTAAACAAACAAGGACACACAGATGTGTTATTGGTGGACACGTTGTCTATGTACAAGACAAAAAATATTGCAGGACTTAGCTTTATAGACTTAATAAGTCCAAACGAATTGCTGGATATAAACATAGATAGAAGCGACATAGTCTGGCATATGGGTGCCAACAGTAGTACAAAAGAAACTGATTGGGATAAAATATATTCTAGTAATGTTATCTATACTAGACAACTATTAGAAAAATGTAACACTTTAGTTTTTGCCAGCAGTGCAAGTGTATACGGAGATAACACAGATACACAAGAAGATCCAGCAAACGAGGCTCCTAAAAATTTGTATGCTAGTAGCAAACTTATTTGTGATAACATTATTAGAAATAGCATTGTAAACAAGATACAAAGTTGGAGATTCTTTAATGTATACGGAAATAGAGAAAGCCACAAACAGGCTATAGGAATGGGAAGTCCATATACAAATTTTATTAATCAAGCAAAAGAAACAGGCGTAATAAAACTATTTGAAGGCAGTAATAATGTGCAACGTGACTTTGTTTGTGTTGAAGATGTAGTGCATATCATGTATGAGTGCTTGCAACATGACCAAAGTTTTATTTGTAACTTGGGTACAGGTACTACATATACTTTTGAGTACTGGGCAAAACTTATTGCTAGTCATTACAATGCAAGTATAGAATATATACCAGTACCAGATGATCTAAAGGGCATTTATCAAATGTATACTTGTAGTGATAATAGTAAATTGAATACTCTTATAAATCATCAATTTATATCTCCAGACGAATTTGTTGAGGCAAATTTATGAAAGTATGTATAATTGGTGATGTAATACAAGACAAATATATTTACGGAACTAGCACAAGAATTAGTCCAGAAGCTCCTGTGCCTGTGGTCACATTCAAAGAAGAAAAAACAACAATGGGTGGTGCATCATTGGTGTATGAAAACTTAAAAAGTCTTGGTGTAGATGTTAGTTTGTTTGAAACAAAGCAACCTTATAGTACAAAGACTAGAATTATTTGTGATGGGCATTATGTAACACGTTTAGATGATGATAAAAAAGGTGATGGAGTATCTGTGCTAAGAAATGTATTGTGTAGTGATTTTAGATCCTTTGATTATGTAATACTAAGTGATTACAACAAAGGTGTGTTAGATAATGCTAAAGAAATTATTGCATACATTAATAGTCATGGATCTAAAGTTATTGTAGATCCTAAACGTAATGCAACTGAATACACAGATGCATGGCTAGTAAAACCTAATCATAAAGAAATGTCTGACTTTGAATTTGATAAATGGCATGGCAATATTATTACTACAAATGCAGGTCAAACTGTACATGCTTCTATTGAAGGCAAACATTATGATATTCCAGTGCAACAAGTGGAAGTGTCAGATGTTACAGGTGCTGGTGATTGTTTTATAGCCGCTTTTGTATATGCGTTAACTAAAAACTATAGTCATGAGAAATGTTTACAAATGGCTGTCAATGCTAGTACAGAGAGCGTAAAACATCAAGGCACTTACATACTTAAAAAAGGTGATATAGAACAAACCAAAGTTTTTACCAATGGTTGTTTTGATATTGTACACAGAGGGCATATAGAAATGCTTCGAGCAAGCAAAGACATAGGCGATTGGTTGGTAGTTGGTTTAAATACAGACCGTAGTATTAAAAGAATAAAAGGGAATGATAGACCTGTAAACAATGAAACTGATCGAAAAGTACTATTAGAGAGTTTGGATTTTGTTGATGAAGTAATTTTATTTGATGAAGATACACCAGAGCAATTAATCAAAAATGTAAAACCGGACATAATTACTAAAGGTGGCGATTACACTGTTGATACAGTTGTAGGAAATGAACTTGCTGAAGTAGTAATCATACCATCAATAAAAAATTACAGTACTACAAATACAATACAAAGGATAAACAATGACACAACTTGATGGCGTACAAGAAAAAGGTTGGGGCCGAGAGTTAATATGGGCAACCAACGAAAAGTATTGCGGAAAACTATTGTTCTTTGATCGCAAAGGTGCAAAGTTTAGTATGCACTTTCATAAAGAAAAAGATGAAAGTTGGTATGTACTAAAAGGAAGTTTTATGCTACATTTAATGGATACAAATACAGCAGAAACAATGACTCAAGTTCTTAAAACTGGTGATACTTGGCGTAACAAACCAATGATTCCTCATCAATTGATTGCTATGGAAAATGATTGTGTATTGATAGAAGTAAGTACTCCTGATAGTGTAGAAGATAATTTTAGAATTGGTAAAGGTGACAGCCAGAATGACAGCTAATTTATGGGTTGTAGGCGATAGTTTTGTTTTACCTAATATGACTACAATGAAATGGATTGACGAACAAAAAGCATGGCCCTATATACTTGGAAAAAATTTACAAACTAAACATGTATCTGTTATTGGACAATATGGTTGTTCTAATAATTACTTGTGTCATGAAATAATTAAAAATAGTCCACACATCAGTGCAAATGATTATATGGTAGTTGTAACAACTAGTGCGACTAGAAATTGGTTTTTTGCTGAACACCCACAGATTGCTAATCATAATGCTGTGTACAATAAATTAATTTCCAAACAGCAAGAAAAGGCAATTGAATACTATTACACTTATCTACATGATAATGAAGAAGATTGGAAGATAAGTTTGGAAAATATGATAGCGTGGTGTCATATATTTGCCCAAAGGAAAAATGTTAAATTGGTTGTTATTCCGTGTTTTGAATGGAATCACCTACATAATTGCAATGAAGGATCTTTGTATGATATTGATGCACAAGAACACGGTGGCTGGGAAAACAAACAAAAATGGCTGGACAAAATTAATAAAAAAGACATTAAAGATTGTCATTTAAGTCCAGAGAATCATATAGTGCTGGCTAATAAATTTACAGATTATTTTTTAAGAAAAACTACAATAATTGATTTGACAACAGATTTTGTAAAGGACATATTTTAAAAACTGTCTAACCAATTTGGTAAATCTGTTTGATCTTTTTCACGTTCATAAATGGTTACAAGTTTATCTACAAGTTGTTTATTTGATAGCACAACTCTTGCACCTCTGTGTAAAGGTTTGGGCCAACAGTTTATGCTTACCCATGAATATCCACTGCTTTCATAATTACAACTAGGAATAAATTCTTCAAACACTGTTACGCAAAATGTATTGTAGGTAAACTTTTTATCATCACTCAAAAAAGTATGTAATGGATGAACTTTTGCAATGTCAGGAAGTGGTCCCATTTCTTCTTTGCATTCTCTTAATAATGTTTCTATAGGACGTTCTTTTTTGTCAGCTTTACCTCCCCAAAAACTCCAAGTTAATGGGTGACTGCTTTTTTTACTTCTTTGTTGCAACATGATCCTGCCAGTATCCAAGGCAAGAAAACAACAACCACTTGCTTGTATCATATCAACTTTCTAATGCTGTTATTCTAGCTTCTAGTTCTTGTATAGCTTTTACTAATACACTGGTAAGAGCGGCATAATCAACACCTAGTCTCTCGTCTTCGTTTGATGCATCACCTGTCACTAAATTAGGTAGTACTTCTAGCACATCTTGGGCAATCAGTCCATGCTTAGTATTGCTGGCTTCTGCGCCTTCTAAAGCATCTCCGTTAACATCTACTTCAGGTTTAAATTTAAAAGTTTTAGGTTTTAATGCTAGAACATTTGTTAGTTGATCTGTTTCTGCAACAATATCTTGCTTTATTCTTTCATCTGAGACATTAGAACCACTGAAGTAGTAATTACCATTCTGATATATGTGTAATTTAGTATAAGAAGTTTGGGCTGTGTCTTGTCCTACACCGCTTGGACCAGATTTGAAACAAACACGCCAATCAGCACTGGAGGCATATACACGACCTACAAACCATTCGTTATCTGTACTACCACCATTACCGTTGTACATGTACATTCCGCCGCCGCGATAGCTGTCATCACATTTTTGAATAAAGCATCCTTCTGTATATCCACTACTGTTTCCTTCTACCATTACACCAGGATTGACTCCATATAAATGCAACATTTTGTCAGCTTTGTTAAGATTCTGTCCTATGCTTATATATGGATAAGACCCAGTGGCGGTATCATGCTTCATTGCCATCAGACCTGTGTTGTTTGTGTAAAAGACCAATCTCTTGTTGCCTCTTTGCACAAATTCAATGTCTTGATTGTCATCTCTGATATATTGACTAAAACCTTCAGTGCTTGAATGTCCACTTTGATCATTTGTAATATGTAAACCCGTTGCGGCTCCGTCTGCAATATGTAACATTCTTTGTGGTGATTCTGTACCAATTCCAACATAACCATTGTGATCTATTGTCATCCTGTTGTAGAAAAGATTTGCACTATCTCTGGTTTGGATTTTAATACCGCCGCCATATGTTCCGCCTGAGGAATATGCCGCTAAATTAAATCTTCTATTGTTACCATTACCACCGCCTGAACGACCTCCAAATACAACTGTGTTATCAGTGGCATCGTAAGCCTGATCACCATTTACTTCCAAAACAACTTCTGGAGAGTCGGTTCCTATTCCTACTTTTCCGTAGGTAGCATCAGCTTTAAGGCAAAGAACTCTAGAATCCAATGTACCTGAACTATTACTAATTGTAAATCTAACATCTTTACCATCATCAAAGTTTGTTATGTAGGTGTGTTGATCACTCCATTTTGATATCATAAAACCACTACTTGTTCCAGTTCCCGTAGCTGTATTGGTCAATCTTATTTGTGATCCGCTACCAGCAGGAGCATGAACATGTAATGCTCCACTATTGTATCCAGAATCTGTTGTATTAGGAGCGTCAGTTCCAACACCAACAATACCTCCAGCTGGTTGAAGAGACAAAGGATAATTGGTTGTGTTACTTGTTTGATCTTGTGCTTGTATAAAACTTCCCCAAGGAGCATTATTATTAACACCCATTGTCATACCATGTGTACTTCCGTCTGCCCTTAGTAATAACATTCCTGCTAAATTACTATTTGGCATACCTTGTGTGCCTGATACATGTAATTTTGATTTTGGATCAGTGTTGCCAATACCAACATCACCGTCAACTTCAATTCTTACTTTTTCTAAAGCGCCAGTATAAAATTTTATTTTGTTGTTCGTATAAAAATTAAATTCATCAAGACTATGATCGTGCCAGATACTGCTCTGATATGTTCCTCCCGCAGTACCAATAGCATCACTGAAGTAAATTGCACTTTGACCTGCATCTCCGCTTCTTATACTGATACCTGCACGATCACCGTTAGAAGTATTATTTGCTACTGTTAGCGTATCAGCATAATCTGGATACCCTGGATCGGTTGTATTAATCATAACTTTTGAACCACCACTACCATTAAAAGTAAAGTGTCCGTTTGAAGTTCCAGAGTTCCATGTATTATCAAATGTCATAGGACCTGTATCACCAGTTAGTTTAACAATTCCACCAACACAAGTTAGCTCAACATTACCATTGTTTGCATTAATATCTACAATGCCTTCTGATGTGATATCGATCTCTTGACTCCCACCTGTACCTATTACATCAATCTTTTGAGGTAGTTCTCTTAGATCTTTTGCTCTGCTCATAAGTATACTCTCCAAAATCCAGGATTATAAGTTCCTTCAAATGCATTTACCCATTCAACACCGTTATATTTTAATCTATCTAATGTTGTTGTATTTGTGACAAATTGTTCAGCACTTCCGTTTGCAATAGCATCAAATGAAATATTCCATTGATTTGTGCCTACACTATACTGTATTATATCATGTTTCTTTGCACCACTGCCAAGCCAGCCTGCTCCGCCTGCCACATCTTTTGTTAGCAAGTATCTATCACCGTCTTGTGCGGCTGATATTGTACCGTCTCCAGGTTGATTAGCTTGCGGATCAACCACTGCATCAACGGCAGTTTGTGTCATAGAAGGAAATGTATTTGTATCCATCACAACATCAAGTAAGTTTACATTTCCTGCATTAACAGTAATGTTACCCACTATATCACCAGCTGTTACACCAGGATTGTCTGTTTGTTTTAATCTAAGTTGACTAATGCTATCTCTGAATTCTCCAAAAGGTTTAAACACTTCTGCCCAATTTAATATTCCGTTTGCATCACTGTTGGTGCCACTCTCACTCAATAATTGTGCAGTTCCATTACCACTGGCATCCATTGTAAAACGCATTTTATAATTGTCTAGGGTTACAACTTTATAACTTGTAAACAATGGAACATAACTGTTTCCGGCTCTTAGAGCTTCTAGTCCAGCTTCGTCTGTGTCATTGATGTTGTCAATGATAGTATGAATAATTGTTTGTTTTGTAACTTTTGCTGGCGGATTAATCAACACAGGCATTGTAAATGTCATTGTACTGATATCTATAATGTCATCAACTCCACTTGGTATCGCTCTCATACTCCATGTACTAGCTATAAGTTCTACATAACTTAGTGTACTCCAATCCAATGCATTATTACTGGTATGAATATTCAGTGTAGGATTAAACAATACAAGTATTTGCTCTAGTAGTTGTAATTTTTGTTCTGTATTTGAAGTCCATATATCAACTTGCATTGTTAAATTATATGGAACAGGTTGATGTCTTTTTATACTATATGCTCTGCCTTGTTCATTTTCATATGCACCTGTAGACTCGTTGAACTTCTTTTCGTAAACTGGTAAACTTTCCTCGTATTGTGCAAATGTTCTTCTGTCAGGCGCAGTTTCTAAACCAGTGACATGACAACTAATAAACGGAGTTGTTTGTACCATGTTTTCACTATTCTCTCTCACAATGTGAGCCGCCATTCTGCTTACATCACCATAACGTACAGGTGCTGTTTGATAAACTGTATTACCTTCTGCGTCACTGTGCATAGCAACTTGAAAGCCTGCAAATATCCTTATGAACTGCTGGATATATCTACGAAGTTGTTTGTCGTAGAAGTAAGGTACCGCTGTAAGTTTTGATGTCTCATATGCCATTATGTATTATCCGCTTGTGGTTTTATTACTTCACTTAATGGAGTTTGCTCGTTAAATTCCTGGTCATCTACTACTGTGGTTCTATTATTGTTGATGTAATCACTAGCATTATAAGTTTTATCTGTCCAAGTTTGATCAGTAATATTATCGTAAAGTCTATGCCATCGACTTCCTCTTCTCACAAATAGTCTATTAGGATTAAAGTCAGTTCTTATAAAATATTCACCTTCAGTAGGACTACTAGGAAATTGATCACCACTTGCAATACTCTCGCCATGATTGTAACTGTTTTGTTGATTTACTAAACCGCCACTGGTTGCATAATCATAACCAAACAAGTGTTCAGTCATTGATGTACCAGTCGGATCTTCAGCATCTGCGGCTTCTACAATAGCATTGCTAATATTGTATTCAGCTTTGTATGTACTGAGGTCACTCTTAAGACTGTTTTCGCTTCCATCTCCAAGTATATCGTAGTATTCCTGGCTGTCTGTTAGCGGACTTAGTTTCACTCTCCAAATATGTGGATACCATGTTTGACTGAAACCTTCTGCACCTCTGTTAGCATCATTGACCACATAATATTTGTTAATTGCATTTTTATCAGCATTTAATAAAAGTGCATCACGTAGATGTGGCAGTTCTAATACATCTCCAGGCATTAGTCTTCTGCCCATTACTTCGACCATCTCATTCATGTGAAATGTCATGTACAACATATCGTTACTGAGGAATAATCCAAACTGTGTTAGATCAAAATCAGTGTCTTGTACATTGTAAACACCTCTTAGTTCATAAATGTCTTTGTCGTATTTTCTATCTCTGTTTTCCATAAACAGCAAGTCTTGTACTTTTGTTTCATTAATGATACCTTCGACGTTGATGACTTCGCCACTAAGTGGATCAACTTCTCTACCATCAATATAATTAGGCTGACTTGGATCATTTTTGTCTGCTGTCACTGCCGGACCTAAATATTTGTGTACATGTACTCCTGTTCCGCCAATACTAAACTGCTCACGGATATTGCGATCCATGTAGTGATAATCATTAGTTTTGGTCGGTTTGTATAAACTTAAACGTGGCATACAGTTATTTATCGATACCTTTAAGGTTGACAAATTTACAAAAGATGCTAAATTAGTGTGTAAAGGCACAAACAGAGAGGACAACTATGGCACTTCCAAAGGCTAGAAAAAAAGCTAAAGTAAAACTTGCAAGGCGTAAAGTAAAAGGATTACAAGCACCTGGTTTTGAAGGTTGGGAAAAACTAGACGGTGCAAAATTCCATAGTCTTAAACGTCATAACAACGATTTTTACTATATGAATTACAAACACACAGATAATATTGAACATATGTATACTTGGATGAAAGAAAATGGGTATACAAAAACTGAAATATCTAATGCTAAAAAGGCGGCAAAGTTTGAAGGATTAGTAGGAATCTATTGTCGTATGCTCTTAGATGGCTGTCCTGACTACAACGAAAAAGAACAAGAATACTGGCAATCATGTCCTGGAACTAGTGGTGATATACACCCTATGACAGATTACATCAAGCCTAAAATTGCTGAGCTTATTGAAAAAGGAAAAACTATAGTTGAAGAGAAAAAAGCAGATGATAAGAAAAAGAAAAATATTCATGTGCCTAGTATCCAAGAAAGACTACAAGAAGCGGCTGAAGAAAAAACAGAAGATTTGGATCAGTGGATAGATGATTGGATGTGTGACAGCAAAGCAAATCCACTAAAAGACAAAATACCACTTAAATTGTTTAAGAAAAAACAAATCAATCTCGGACATTTACGTTTTGTAACGAACTGGTTCAAAGGTGCTTATGAAGAACTACAAGAGCTTAATAGCTTACCTCCTGCAAAACAACGTGATGAAATGCAATCTCAACTAGCAGAAGGTTATGAAAATTATAGTAAGCCTCAGATAAAAGAGCTTACAGACTTTTACAAGCGGTTGTTTGATGCTATTGAAATTATGAAAGCTGAGCAAAAACAAAATCGAGCAGTTAGAAAGCCTAAGGTAAAGAGTGCTCAAGAGCTTGTTAAGAAACTTAAATTCAAACCAAGTGATGGAGATTTTGGAATAGCAAGCATTAATCCAAGTGAGATAATTGACAGTAAATGTGTTGTTGTTTTCAATACAAAGAATCGTAAAATAGGAATCTACTATGCACAAGAACATGCTGATTTAAAAGTCAAAGGCACAACATTACAATTCTTTGATGAAGCAAGAAGCACACAGAAAACTATTAGGAAACCTAATGAAGTTTTACCCATGTGGAAAAAGATAACCAAACACAAGATAAATGCACAATATGGTTATCTTAAAACTACAGAGACCAAACTTAACGGTCGGTTTAACGCAGATACTATAATCTTAAAAGCCTTCAAATAAATACTTGTATGAGATTACATGAACTAGTCGAAGCACGGGTTGAACCTGACAAGGAATTTATGAGTCAGGTAGAGCAAATTATTGACGACAGTATCGAAGAGTATCAACAAGTATTAGATAGTAACGGAGATGTAGATGACATCGACGAACTAGAAGAAATACTCAATCAAAACAATTACGACAATTTACCAATAGAATTTATTGCTACAGACCAAGAACGCAAAGATCCAAACGAATGGATCAGTGCAGAAGCTGGCATAGACAAAGATGGTAAGTTTATGCAAGTATATTTGTTTACAAAAAACTTAGAAGGCAAATATGGTCCAAAAACTTTCAAACAACTTGTAATGCGTATGCTAGCACATGAAACTATTCATTGGAATCAATATGCTAAAATAGGAATGGATCGTGTAAACAAAATTAAAAGTGGTCACCAAAAAGGAACTGAACTAGCAAATAAGACTGGTAATCAAATGGATTGGATGCGTGAATATTTGCGTGATCCACATGAACTTATGGCATATGCTAGTGATCTTGCTAGCGAAATAAAAGACACACAAAATCCTGAACAGGTGTTACGCAATCCAGAAGCACATAAAGATGACTTGCCCAGCTATGCTAGATATAGACAAGTTTTTGAGCCTAATAGCAAAGAACTAAAGCAACTGCTCAAGTATACTGCGGATTACTATAACGGATAAATATTAGTATGGCACAGGTAGATGAATTAACAAAAGAGATAGAACTTAGACTTGGTGGTCAAATGGTTGACGTAGAACTTGACCCTGAACACTATGAGTTATCTATCAAAAAAAGTTTTGAAAAATATAGACAACGTAGTGAAAATGCGTTGGAAGAAGCATTTGTAAAACTAGACCTTATCAAAGAGGTTGCTGAGTATACCCTTGATAATGATGTCATAGAAGTAAAAGATGTTTATAGACGTAGCAGTGGAACACTTAATAGTGCTAGCAGTGGTGATATTGAACCATTTGAAACTGCGTATCTAAATAACTTTTTATTGTACAGTGGTAGAGCTGGTGGCTTGGGCATTTATGATGCACTAGCACAACACAGAGAACATTTGGCTAAAATGTTTGGTGGTGAATATACATTTACTTGGAACACAGTTACAAAGAAACTATTATTACATAGAAAAATAAAAGCAGACGATACAGTTTATATTCATGTTTACAAGCATAGAAGTGACGAAGAACTATTAACAGATCCTTACAGTCTACCATGGATAAAAGAGTATGCACTAGCACAAGCAAAACTAATGCTTGCTGAAGCTAGAGGCAAGTTTAACACCATTGCTGGACCACAAGGCGGAACAAGTCTTAATGCTGATGCATTGCGTAATGATGCACTTACAGCCATAGACAAACTAGAAGATGATCTCAAGTACTATGCAGAAGGTCAAGCTGGACTTGGTGTAATTATTGGTTGACTTTACCTAAAATTCCTAATATTATTAACTAAATTAAAAGATTGGAGTATCAATGATAATTGGTATATGCGGATTAATCGGCAGTGGTAAAGGCACCGTTGCTGATATTTTAGTTGAGAATCACAACTTTGAAAAACTAAGTTTCGCTGACAAATTAAAAGATGGCGTAGCCAGTGTTTTTGGTTGGGATAGAGACATGTTAGAAGGCGACACAGATCGTAGTAGAATATGGAGAGAAAAAGAAGACGAGTTTTGGACAAATGAAGTAGGTACGCCTGTAACTCCTCGTCTTGTGTTACAGTTATTTGGT